CTGAGAGACGTGTCAGTAACACTATCAATCTGTGCTTGCTTGGTTGGAGTGCTTTCATCTACAAAAATAGAATTATCTGCAATAATCTGGTCACCCTCATTTACATAGTAAACATCAAGCTGTTGCGTAGATGGATCATAGTTATCAACATATGCATTACTAGATCCAAAATTAACAACACTGTCTTTAGTAAATCTATATGTCTTTGTGACCAATTCTACGGCAATGTCATCTAAATGATCGACAATTTCTGTATTTTGAGCTCCTCTGATAACTGTAATGATATTTCCAGTTACACTGACAACTTCTAATCTTTCTTCAGTGATTTGTATGATATCTCCAGTAGAAATACCATTTGAGTTGTCAACGATCAATTCAGTTTCATTGTAACCAAATCCAGCTGCATCAACAAAGAAAGATGGTTTCTGACTTTGCACATTGCCACCAAGTGTGCCAACCGCTACACTGACTACATCACCGTATTGATATCCAGCACCGCCATCAGCAATCACAGCAGTTGCAACTCTACCGTTGGCATCTGTAGTAATATTAAGCGAACCGTGAGTCACACCAAGTCTGCCTTCGCCAAAGAATTCTGCAGTGACGCCAGTATAAGTTTGACTTGGCGCAAATGATGTTCCAGCACCAATAATAGAAATTCTAGAAAGACCAGAATAATTAATCGCAGTAGATCTTTCAATATTATTCAGCTGAATAGTATGATACTTCTTAGTTTCTACATCATACCTTTGAGTAGCGATACTTGAGTTTGGTTCGACAGTAACGATGACATCATCACCAACCGCAAGACCGTGGAATTTATCTTTAGTTTTCAGTACCGCAATATTATCTTCGATGTCAAGAAGTTTAAAATCTTTAGAAAGAGATCTAATATTGACAATAGTTGCAGAAACAGCACCAATGTTGACTCCGTTACCAATAGCAAAATATCCAATGTTGGTATAACTACTTCTTGGAATTGTGATGGTTGTAACGCCATCTTCGTCTAGTGTTGTGTTCTCGTCAGGGTTTGCAAGCTGCAATTCGACAATAACTGTATTTTTGTCAAAAACGTTTCTTAAAACCTTACCAACAGCAACTTCGTGAGCAACACCAGCAGACTGCACTTGTAAAACCACTTCGCTGCCAATATCAGCGATAATAGTGTTGTCAAATGTCAGATTGTAAATTTCGGTTGTGGAACTAATAGTATCGGTTAAATTGAAAGTTCCTGTAACATCTTTTACAACAAAACGATCATTTTCTTCAATTTGACCAATTACCTTAGCAGAAGCTCCAGTATTGTTCTGAGTAATCACAGTTTCGTGATTTAGGAACAATATGTTGTTTGTAATCAGATAATTGTTCTTTGGATTATTGCAAGACAGTTGTTCAACTTCTTGTCCTTGAATTTCATTGACAGCAGCAAATAAACCATCTCCACTGTCATTTGCTGCATTATCAACGAAAATAACATCTTCGTTGGTAAAGTTCTGAGAAGAACTATGTACTTCGATATTTGTAACAGGACCATAGTTGACACCACTGACTCTCGATGTCAGAAGCTCACCAGACTCCTCACTAGCGTTCACACGCCGTCTACGGACGTTATAAGGTAGATCACGTTGTCTGGCACTTAATTTCCAGTTCTCTTCGACAGGGACGTTATAAAATGCCTCTCCGATTGAATATGGGAACGATGGACCCTCGTTCTCATCGGTAGTCATAAAATATGCATACACACCATCGGGAAATTCAGGTGTGGTGCAGAAACGACCGTTATTAGCGTCTAGATCTCCCAAACGTTCGATATACTCGTAATCGTTAACAAAACGACCCAAAGAATAAGTAGTTTCGCTAGGAGAGTCATTTCCCCGAGTTGTTTTTATTCTCCAGGAAGATTGGAGACGTTTGATAGTTGGACTAGCAGCTTGAACGTCTTGATATGGATTATCGTAACCAAATGATCCATAAATCGGATTTCCGTCATATGCCCATCCCAAAATCGGAGAATGTGACTTGATTGTCAAAGGGTTGCCTTGACTATCGACGTTATCGACTCTCAGGATCTTCAGAGAGGTGGGTGCAATGATATGACTGTACGCATACCCATAATTGATGTCAGGACTCTCATAAACGATACCAGAGGTGTTTCCGTTGTCTACAGTTTCCTCAAAGTACGTATTAAATTTCCATTGCGTCAGTTCTGCCTCTGCAGCTGCAATTTGGTGCTTAGGAGCAAGGGTAACAGTAGTTGTATCTTCTTGATAATCAAAACCGCCAGACAATTGTGTAAATCCAGTAATCTGACCAGTACTAGTATCAATTTGGCAAGTAAACAAAGCACCTTTGCCTTTACCGCTAGCATCGTAGATAAAAACGTTGGGAGGTTCAGTATAGTCTTGACCAGCATCAATAATCTGAGCTTGAGAGTTAATTGACAGACTAATAGTAGCAATCTGTCCTTGCTGGATCAAAACCGTGAATTGTCCGCCACTACCAGAGCTTAATTCAACTGTAGGAGGAGATGAATATCCAGATCCATTATTTGTGAGTACAATATTGGTAACTTCGCCTAAACCATTCAATTCAGCATAAGCTTCAGCATTTCCTGCAATATTAACAGTAGGAGGAGTTGTATATCCTCTACCACTATCTGTAAGTACAATTTTATCTACAGCACCGAATTCGATACCGTTTGGAGACCTATGATTGAGTAGAGGGACACCATTGACAAGAACACCGACTTCTCTGTTGGTAGAATACTGCTTAACAGATGCATCAATTGGTGTTCTGGGAATAATCTTAAGATGTTCTTGATCTTGAGGAACACTAGTGTTATCAAAAGGTCCAATTGAATAAGATGGGAATCCAGATGATGCAATATAGTAATTTTTGGTATCTCTGTAAATTGCAGAGACATCAGAAAGCAATTTGTTCTTAATTTCGGTTGATCCAATATTGCTAGGATCAAATGCAGCTAATTTGCTAAAGTTTTCGTTAACAACCCATTCATTAGTAAGAGGAAGGTCGTCAAAGAATCCAGAAGACGAAAACTCGACCATATTGTCGATAGCGATATATGGAATGCCACCATCTTCAACGTCAAAGGTATTTTGATCGCCTGTTTCGCCATAGATCAAGGAAGACGACTCTAATTCTAGTCCTTCGCTAGTGAGACCAGAAACAAGACCGTAAATCCTTAATTGAGTTTCTCTCGGAATCCCAAATTCGTCAGTATACCTACCAGTAAGATTATTCTTAGTAAAACAACGTACGCTTTTCTTATGGAAGTATGATCTCTTGCTTGCAACATCTTTTATAGCTGAATCTCGCTCAGCAATGATAAACTGAGTTGCAGTTTTGGTGCTATATGTAATTTCTTCTGTTCCGATAACAACTCGACCATCTCTTTCAGGAAAACCGATTGTAGAGAACACATCAATGCGATCTCCAACTCCAGCATTCTGAGAAAGAGCATTCATCAGGAATGTACGGCGAGCAATCGAGAATTTGCCCTCTTTACTTCCAGGAGAAATAGTCAGAGTGTATAATCTACTACCTTGATATGGTTCACCGACAATATTGTCGATGATTGCAAGAGCAGCTGTCAGTTCTGGGTTATATGGGTCGGGTACTTGTCTAATTTCATTACCAACAACCTCACGGATGTCACCAGAGATAACTTCGACTAGTAAAAGCTCTTTACTATTCCAACCAGACTCCGAACTCTTGAAAACATTCTCTTTCGGATAGAAAATGTCTGGTTTGACACTAAAAAGAATCTGGAAAATGAATTCCAAAGATTGTGGCGTACCTTTGACTTGATAAAAGTCCTTGATACGCTTAACGAGCAAGTTTTTGTTGCTCTGGTCTCTAAGATACTGATATGGGAAACCAGAAGTATATTGCTCTTCGTATTGTTTGATTAATCCTGCCAGCAGCAGGTTGCTTAGGTTGCTAACTTCAGCAAATTGTTTATGGACATCTGTATTACTGTCAACAAAGCTGATATCATTGTATAAATCGCCAATTGTCGTTTTTGCACTATATCCTCTAATGCAATTTTGAAACTGGGTATCGTTTTTAGTCTCATACAGGAAAATTTCCTGATCGATCATTATCAGACCGTTCTTATCAGGAAATCCGTCAGTCTTATCAACTGTAATATGAATGTTTGCTGAACCATCAGCAATTTCTTGCTCTAGGGAACAAGTTTTGACAAGAATTTCAGGAGAGAAGGTATCAACGTCAAGATACTTCTCAAAATTCTGAATAATACTAGTAGGTCCCTCTCCGATAGAGAGTGCTTCGTAGTATTTCGACAGAAAATTAGTTACGAGGGGGTAATCCTCGACAATGAAATCAGGAAGCTGATTTTCAATCAGTGCTGCGAGACTAGGACCTTGCATTTATCAGATTAATGATTCTTTCTTGATTAGGAAGACGCTACTTGTCAAATCTAAAGTTAGATATGCTTCACGGAGTGCATTGATGTCTTTATTTTTAGGAGAGACTCTAAGTTCAATCCTATCGTCATCATACGTTCCCCTGATTATATTTAACCGATTCAACATTACCTCTCCTTTGAGGTAATCAATCGTTCCTTGCTGTGCATTTAGCACAAAACGATCTTTTGTAGTTGCATCGATCTTATAAAGATAGACATTGCCGACTTGATCGTCAGCTAAGTAAACAACATCGTTTGGATAGTCAGCAAGTACAAATCCTGTACTCTGAACTGATGGATCGGTACATCCGCTCCTGACAACATTTTGATAACAGATTTCGTACTGAGCAACAGTGTTCAATACTGGAATGAAATCTTTTCTGAGCGTTACTGAAGTTTCGTTAGATGTAATAGCAGAGTTGGTGGCATCAATGATACCGACAATTCGACTATATTTAAAACGTCCGTTAAATTTCTCTAAATCAGAACTACCTTTATAGCTAGTAAGAGAATTAAGAACCTCAGCTTTAATTTGAGACTCATTGAGAGTCGTTTTAGACTGATTGTAATATACAACCGAATCTAGTTCGACATATGTAATGGAAGGGTCAACGATTTCTGGTGTGACAGAAACCACGGCATACTTCTTAAGTTCTGCCGAAATTAAGTTTTTCGTATATTGCGACAGTTTAGTTGCAAAACGAGGTTTAATTACAATTTTGACTTTTCCGTATTCTGGCGGGTCAGCTTCTTCTCCACCAAAGCAAACAATGTCAGCAATCGCAGGGTAAATACTACGGATAACTGATTCGTAGTCATCTGCGGTAACTGCTCTATTTTGCGCATTGAAAACTTTTGGAGCGTTTCTTTTAATACTATCGATTGATTCAAGTTTTTCTCCTCCTGATGCAGCTGCAACAGTAGTAAGGTTTATTTGCGGTGCATAATTAATATTACCTACTGAATCTTCAATTACAGCAGAAAAGGTGAATACCTGAGCGGCATTAGCAACTTCTCCATTAGTAACGATATAAGAGACTTCAATAAAGTTATTAGTAGTAAGTTTTGTTCCTAATACACCATCTCCAAATATAATTTCATATCTTTCGTCCTCTCCTTCTTGTAAGAAGAAAACATTAGATTCTCCATTATGCCCTATAATATTAGAAGCTAATTGATATTCAGTAATATTTGTATTATCTAAAGTTTCCCTAACAGTTACTTTAATAGTGCTAGTATCAATATTTGGATTCCTTAGGATAAATCTCTGAGGAATAGCAGCATTAAATGTAAAGTTTTCAACTACGTAGTTGCCTTCTTTAATTTCAATATCATTAAAGGTTGCAACATCAAGAGAATCAACACTCGCAATATAGTCTCTTATTGTAATAAAGGAATATGAAACGCCATTAATTCTGGTGAGAAATTGTGAACCTCTAGGAAGGGTAACAATCTCAGGAACGCTAGCGTCAGCTATGTAATTAGCAGTAACGGTAACTATAGCTGTTGGTGCTACCGATGACTTGGGAACATATCCAATTTGCTTTGCCAGAGACACTACGTTGTCTCTCAGAGTGGCGGAAGGCAAGAATGCCTCATTGACTACCATATTGGCGTTAAACGCCGTGTAGTACGTATTATAGGCAAGTAAATCGATCAGAGTCGATAAGGTCGAGCCTTCAAAATCGTAATCAGTAAAATCGCTATTAGATCGCAGGTACTCTTTTAGAGCAGTTTTGACCTGATCAAAATCTAAATTTGCAACCTGAATGTAAGACATTATCGAGTTCTCTCTAAGAAGAAGTCTATTTCGCGTACCTGAACGTCAGTGTTGACACCTATGATTTCAAATGCAAGAACTACATCGAAACCATTGCGCTCGTAGTTTAAGTCAACATCAACCCGAACAAGATCGACTCTTGGTTCATACTTTCTAATGACGTACTCAATTTCCTGACTGATCAGAGAAGCTGTAGCAGCGTCGAGAGGTTCAAACAGATAATTGGCAATATCACTGCCAAGATCGGGTCTATAGAACCTCTCGCCTTTACGAGTAGAAATAATATTGTACAATGCCCTTTTCACTGCAGTTTCACCTGTAGTGTTGAGTACATCCTTAGTAACGGGATTGATACCCATCGAGATGGATAAAT